CTATCTTCGCGCTGACGCCGTCGGTCACTTGTGCAATGCTGAATTTCTGTATCTCATCACCGTAGTCGAGAGTTTTTTGTAATACCGATACCGGGCTGACTCCCGAATAGCCATTTGTGGACAAAAACGGGATATGCAGGATATAGTAATTGTGTACATACAACTCATTACCGTGTTCCGGGGTTATCCTGTACCACAACTCTCCGCTCGTTCGTTCCAGCACCGGAGTTACCCGCGCAGGGTCAAGCACGTCAAGCTTTTCTACCTTGCCATTTACATCGAACTGTTTTATTGCGTAGCAGTTCCCGGACGTGCACCGGCATGTTTCGAGTGTCCTTATAAACTGACAGCTTGTCATGTTTGGGTTCGGCTCAAAAGAAACTAAATCATTGAGTTCGTTTTTTATTAATGCCGAACCTTTGTATAACTGGATAGGCATAGCAGACAGGGCGTTAGATATGCGAGATACCGCCGCAAATAGCAACTCACTATTTCTCAATGTGTAATCGCCACGCAACCAACGCGGCATCCATGATGCATTTATTCTGGTTCGGCTTGGCACATGCGGCGCGGGGTTCAATGCCGACTTTCGCCATGCGCGGTATTCTTTTATATTACTTAAAATGCTCATCCTGCCACCTCAAGGCTTATTACTGTTGCCAGCGCTTTATCCGGCGGTATGGTTGTTGGGTTCTCTCTCATCCATTCTGTATACGCATTTAAAAGAGCCGCAAAACCATCTATCTTGCGGTTCTTGTTCATTTTTGTCGGGAGGTATGTACCGCCCTCACTTCGTTTTGTCAGCTTTACATTCCCGAGATACCAGTTGAACATCCGGTTATTATTGTGGATTATATTGCCATCAATAAAGCGTTCTTTTAAACTGTCAAGCGGCGCGGTCAGCGTGATCTCACCTTGCCTGACAACATTCATTATGAACGCTTCTTCTTGCATTTTTTGAATTAGCATGAACGCTTTCGCGGGGTCGTACCCTATACTTTCAAGCCTATATATCAAACGCATGTCAACAAACCACTGATATAAAAGGTTGTAGTCTACATAGTCGGCGTCAACTACCGTAAGCAATCCGGATTTCTCAAGGTATAACCAATCTAATTTTTCGCGATCATCTTTGACTTTCTTCTTTGGCACCCATGAGTGCTCTAAGAGGAAGAAGTCGTTTTTAGGTAATGGAAACAAAAGACCTGCAGACGCGAAGTCTTCACTTGAGCCAAGGTCAAAGCCACCGTAGCATATCGCGCCTTTTAATTGTTCTAAATCATACTCTCTGTTATTCTTTTTGATGGTCTTTGTATCTAAGTATGACAACTCATCAACAGCGGTGAATACGTTGAGTTGCTTATTGATAAAGTTACTGCGCTCTGCTGGTATTGTTTTTACACGTTCCCATTCGTCGATCAGATCGTCAAGGTCAAGCAACACCCCAAGCGACGGGTTAGCCTTGCCCCAACATTCGACATTCTCAGGTTCGTCATTTTCGTCGATTTCATCGATATAAACGAACATCCTATCCGCTGCTCTTTGAGCTATTGCCCCGGTATTGTCGAGGATATTGCAGCCCAAAACGTAATAGTCCATCAGCGGCCCGTCAATGACCGTTCCGAGTGTCGTGATATAAATAATAAGCGGCTGTTTCCGTTTTTTGGTTTTGCCTTTTATTACGTTGATTAAGTTATAGTCCCGGAAATTATGTATCTCATCAAACACGCCCATATGAACATTTCGACCATCAAGATTCTTTGACTCTGACGATAAAGGCTCAAACTTACTACTCGAAACATCATCAAACATTCCGAGCTTCGTCACCCTGATTATTTTTGATAATGTCGGACTCGCTTCGATTTGAGTCTTGGACTCGTTATATATTATCCGCGCCTGATCGCGAGAGTTCGCTAGACAATAAATCTCTGCGCCACGCTCGCCATCACAGGTGAGCCCGAAAGCGGCATTCCCTGATATCATCGTTGACTTGCCGTTTCCCTGCCCTACGATTATCAATCCTTCGCGAAAGCGCCTGTGATTTGTTTTTTTTGATATCCAACCGTACAGATTTGCTAATACAAAATGTTGCCACGGCATAAGCTCCATCTTGTCATAGTCGCCTTTTGTCGGTACTAAATACCGCTCTATAAATTCTATCGGGCGGTAAGCTTTATTAATATCAAACTCCCAGACGCCGTCATTTAGAGAACTATCAAGTTCATCAAGGAATCTTTGACAAGCTTGCTTGCGCCGGACCCCTGATACTATATTCCCCTCAACAACATCTATCGCAAACTGATATGCCTTTGACGATCTGATAAGATTCGGGACAGTTTTCACCCTGCCCTCCTGAATTCTTCAAAATCATCAAATTCATCGCTCTGCTCATCGGCCGGCAACAAATTCGTCAACTGATTAACAATCTTTTGATAGCTCGCATTCATCGTATTATAAAGCCGTGCCGCCGGGCGTTCTCTGGTATATTCCGGCTGGTTCTCACCCTGTTTAAATTTTTCAGTCATACCGCTTATATTGATGTCAGCTTCTAAATCCTCTAGCGTTACTCTCATAAACGCAGCCCGCTCAATCAATCCAAGTATCACGCTTTTCTTCTTCCCGTCCATATTGTCAAACAGATTTAGCAGCCTGTCGTTTTCTTTTTTTATCCGGTCATTGATTTTCATTGTTGGTTTCCTTTCATAGGGGGGTTACATACTATGCATTGTGCATATAAAGGAATGAGCCGCTACGGTTAACGGGCTTCAAGTCACCATTGCGAGGGTAGGGGGTTATACTATGCCTTTATTACACGGGCTGGATATGTTGCTTCACTTCTTCTTTGCCTTGTGCCCTCATGGCAATCCCTGCATAGTGATTCTAGGTTATCAAGCTCAAGGGCTTGTTCTGGATAGTCTTTCACTGGTTTTATGTGATGTACTTCTTCTGCTAATGTAATCTTCTTGAACCTTAAGCACCCCTGGCATATATGGTTGTCCCTATGTAGTGCCATGTTCCTTAACCTCCTCCATGCTCTTGTATCATATATCCGTCTTTCTTTGACCATGGTGCCCTACCCCTATAGAAAGAGCACCCCTTGTTATTAGGGTGCCCTGGTTGTGAGTATGTTGTTGAGTATTTAGTGTTGTGTTTTGTGTTCCTGATACCACAGGCGTTACCGCCTTGTTATGCTTGACAGTTTCTCGCTTGTTACCGCTGATTGTTATCAGGTATTTTGTGCTATAGGTTATTGCGTTGGTCTTCAGTGTGAGTGTATGTTTATATCATGTCTCCGGTATGCCCCGGTCTTTCAGTGCGTCTGTTTATCCCTTTATGTTTCGGGCTTGTGGTATACCTACCCCTCGAGGGTATGGGCTTATATGCCGTTCTTCACAAACAAACTATATCATGCTATCGATTTGGCTACACTTTGATAGTGCTTTTTTCGGCTCCAACCCGCTGTGGCTTTGCCACAGATAAACTATATCACTTTAAAATGTGGTATTGTGTGGTATCTTTATCTGCGCTAATGCCCTATCATGTAGCCGCCCCCTCACATGGTCGGTATTGTAGCTCAACTCTGTGGCTATCTTGTGCCACGGATAGCATAGGATATACCGTCTTGTAAGGAGTTGCCGCAATATGGAGTCATCAACACCGTTGATCGCATACTCAATCTCATTCAGTACCCTGTATAGTTCGTCTATCTTACGGTCTACTTGCTCACAGTAGTCGGCGTGTTTTACGAGCATAGCATCATTTCGGGCTTTCTTCACCGCAGTAGTCATATTTTTAATTACCCCTGCGCCTGTTTTGGTTGCCCGATACTCTGACATATCCTTTGCTGCTTCAAGCAGCTTTATTTCAGCTTGCAGTCCGCGCCCGCGCCTTAACCAGCCTTTTATCTCTTGCACTTGACAACATCCCCTTATTACTGTAAGATTGTGTTGTCCTAATCTCTTTCTCATGCGCCGCCTGCTGCTACAGGCGGTTTTTTATTTACTGTACAATTACGCGCTCTCGCTCAGGCATAGGTTTTTTTAACTCACGGAGCGCACCTTTCCAATATGGTTTGACGAATATTGTATTCCCGTTCTTTAGTGTTCTCCAATGCCCTATGACATACCAGACCAAGGCGTGACGCTTAATAGTACGCTTATCCGATTCTCCATATATCAGCTTGTCAAGTTCTTCTGCGTTGATTATGTGTTCTTTGATGTAACGCACCTTGTTCTTTTTGCGCTTTTTGTCAGTTTTAGAATCTTTCAGGATAGCAGTTCGTGGGTTACGGAACACTTCTTTGACCGTTGGGTGTAATAAGGCTATTTGGATTCCATACCACGTCTCCAGCAACCCCATAACCCTAAAATACAGTTTGTGCATGATTTATTCATAGTTTTCCTCCGGCAACCTGCGTCCGCACATTGGACAGTAGTTAATGCTTATATCCAAGTTATAATAGTCACCCCGTCCTGTCTCAATCTCTATTGTCAGATCACTAAATTCAACATCGATCGCTACAGTATCGTTTCGGTTCTCATATAACGGCTTGTCGCCGCCACAATATTCACAGCTTTCATTCATTGGCGTTTTCCTTATTTCCTCACAATCGCTCATCGCACTTATACACTTCAACGACATCATCATCCTCAAACTTTGCACCTCACATGAGATTGTGCCGCTGGACAGTACCTGCGCTCAAATCGTTACTTACCAGTAACGACGGCAGGGAGCTGGGCTGGGAGTAACGGCACATTGATTGGTGGGGAGTTACTATCGCCTTTTTACCTGTCTTTTCTCTGCTTACCGGAAAAGCTCCGCTCCACGTACGCACCATTCTCTACACCCAAGATAGCGTCTACCTGTTCCGCCACCGCGCCATATATTCATTCCTCACTTTCCCACTTACGCCTATATAAGACCAACGCTATAGCCATGATAATTGGTATTGCTATTAAAAATACTATCATCTATTCACCCTCCGACTTCTCGCAGCGCTCGAATGTGTAGACCCACACCCACGGGTTTTTCTCCCATGCGTATATACCGTCGTTGCGTTTACCGTTGATGGAGTTCCAAAGTGGTGCAAAATAGTCGCGCTGCCATTGCTGCCATTGACCGCCCTTAACTGTAGGCGGTATGCACCCTTCCGCTTTCATGTCCCCGCATAAAATGCTTTGAACGCGCTCCACCCTCACATCTGTCACGCGCAGAAAAATACGCGCCGCTTCTTTTGGCATGTGGATTGATGGTTTCCATTTATCGAGTTTGCTATCTAAATGCGGTTTTTCGTTTATTTCTCCATCCGCTCTATAGCAGTAAGTCTTTCCAAGCCGCAGCCACGTTTCACGAACATAGAGCACCTCCCCGATTTGATAGCGCGGCTTTGCTAAGGTTCCATTACAGAAGTGTTCTTCATCGTATCCACAACAGTTGGGAATTAAACAGTCCCCACTATCTATAGTTTCTCCGCACAATCTCGGCTGCGGCTTAATTACGCGGCGGGTCATATTTTTGCGATTTTCGAGTATAGCGACAACCATAGCGGTGCTAAAGAGTATGGGCTTCATTCCTCTACCTCTGACCACTCATTTTCCCACACGAAATCTGGCTGGAACGGAATGGTCATCTTTGGGTTGATTTTTATTTGGTAATGGTA